GTGATGCGCAATAGACCCATTGGGATGCCCATGCGCTCGATGTGGTCACAGAACGCATCCACGCTTCCCTTCTCAATCTTAATCTCATCCACCACCACGCAGCCTCGAGGTAGCTGTTGGATGACCAGTGCGCAAAGTGGGTTGATGTTGAAATCGACTGAGATGAAGATTGGGATGTTGCGATTAAGTGCAACACTGTCATCGATGTGCTTCTCGTCTTGCCACTCGTATAGGAATGGATTGGCAACATCGTCAAGTATATCCCAATCGCCCTCCACGAATCGCTGATACTGAACAGGCGGCAACTCCTTCAAGCTCTCAAGGTATTCGAGTGGGATGTGCGGATTGTCAGTGATCTTGCTAGGTATGTAACTCCATCGCTCTGGCAGTGTCTGGTCTCGGTACCTATCATAGATGACCGTCTTCACCCAATTGTTGGCAGGGTTGCAAGTGGCCAGGCAAACGATGGGAGGCTTGCCATGTGCTTTGTTCCAACTGCCGATGCGCTCCTGCACCTTGTAGAAGGTCGGCTCTTGCAGCTCGTTAACCTCGTCAAGCCCTGCGCCGTTCACTTCCAATCCCCTAAAGCGGTTGAGGTCCTTATCCTCGTCAAAGCTTTCAGCCATGAAGATAAGCTCACTGCCGTTGGTGAATGTCACAACATTGGTGTCTCGGTTCCAGGTCTTGATGTATGCGTTAAGTCCATCACCAAGCAATCCATTGAAGCTCGGGAACGTGGTCCGCTTAAGATCCGGCAAGCTCTTGCGAATAATCACCCATCGGCTTCCGGCATATTGAAGTGCGAGTTGGCTAATGGTGATCAGTAGCCAATAAGTTTTGCCGCCTCGAATCGCGCCTCCGAATACTATCACCCGCTTCTCGCCGCTGATGGCTTGGTCGAAAGCAACTGTCTGTGTCTCGGTTAAGGTGTAACTCATTCAGCCTTAGGCTCTGTGCGAATAATCACAAGCGGCTCAGTGGTCGTGATGTTGGTGTCGGTTGTTTGCTTCGGCTTGCCGTAGGCTCTGTCAAGCAGCACCTCTGCCGCCCTCACATCGCCCTTAGTAGCCTTCGCCCTCAGTGCTTTCAATATCGCCTCGCCTGCCGTGATGCCGTCCTTCTCCTCGCCCAATACGTCTGCCATCAGCTTATCCAATGCAGGAAGCTTGCGAGGTCTGCCGTTAGGGTTGCCGCTCTGACCTTTCTTGTAAGACTTAAGGTTCTTCTCGTTAGCCATCGATTCACTGTTTTTTCATTGTTTCACCATTGCGCTTAATTGTAAGCGATGGGTCAAGTTTTAGCATCCTGTCAACTATCACTTGGCAGTACTTTGGGTCGAGTTCCATTCCGTAACATTTACGTTTAAGTTGGTGTGAAGCTACCATTGTTGAGCCTGAACCTAAAAACAAATCCGCAACTAAATCATTTTGACTTCCCCATTGTTCAAAAAACCATTTTGCCAATTCAGTTGGTTTTTGTGTTGGATGAACTCTTGTTTTTGTATCATCCTTTTGCATACCGTGATGCCCAGACCACAAAATTCTTGCAACTAATCTTTTGTGTTTTTGTTTTGACCAACACAATTCAAATGTGTTTCCACTAACTTTATCCATATTCTCATCACATCGTTTATCCCACACAACCCAACTTCCCTCAGTTCGATTTGGTATTAATTCAGCAAAATAATCTGCACCCCAAATAAATACTTCTTTACAATAATCAAAACAAGCAAAAATTGTATTAATTAATTCTGGAACAAAATCTTCATTATCCCCTTTAACCTTGTCAAATCGATTGTTTGTTTTACGATGCGTTTTGTCATTTGCAAACATTTGGTCGTAGTTTGTGTCTAAAAACATTCCATAAGGCGGGTCTGTAAATACCATATCAGCCTTTTGTCCATCCATTAATTTTAATACCGCATCACTATCAGTCGAATCCCCACAAAGCAAACGATGCTCTCCTATCTCGAATAGGTCTCCAAGTACGATGTCGGTTTCAATGCCGCCATCAGGAACTTCGAAATCGTCCTCAACGGCTTCAAGAACTTGCTCGGGTTCGAAGTTAGGAATGTCAAGCCCCCAATCATTTAGCTGCTCAGTATCCCAATCGTTTGCAAGCATCTGCCAATCCCATTCCCCTCCGCTTACGTTGTCTTTTATTAAGAATTCACGTTGCTGCTCCTCTGTTAGGTTATCGGCAATAATGATAGGTACTTCTTTAAGTCCAGCCTCTTTGCATGCTTTAAGGCGCATATTGCCACCAAGCACAACCATATCAGTATTTACAACGATAGGACGAATGGCAAGCATCTGAGGCAAGTCTTTGATTGACTGTACAAGCTTTGCAAACTTATCATCTTTGATAAGTCTCGGGTTGTTAGGATTTACCTTAACATCGCTAATCTTAACTATCTCCGCTCTCATAATCTACAAGCTCCCATCTTGAATCTGTGTTTTCTTTAATCTTGGTAAGTTGCTCTTCGTTGTTATCGTAATGCAATTCAATTCCTAATCTTTTAATTGTTTTCCATTTATCTTCTCCATTGGTGAAGTAAACTCTCAACCTCGGGATGCCGAGCTCTCGAGCAATTGCATAAACTTCTTCAGACATGCGCTCCTCGTTTCTTGCAGTTATGATGTACACGCGATCACCATTGGCAATCTTCCTGCGAGCAAGAGCCATCCCTTGTTCAGTGTCAAGCACTCCGTCAACATCGAAAGAAATCTTCATCGCTTCTTGAATTTAGCTGCTTCTGCATTAGCAATTGCCACCGCTTGCTGTGGTGAGTATCCTTCATCGATAAGCTTCTTGATGTTCATCTGAATGATGGCAGGCGAGTCTCCTTGGAATAGTGGCATGATTACAAAGATAGTGTTTTGCTTCGTTTGATTTCGTCCTCTGTCAATTTCAATCTTACAACCTTGTTATAAATTATAACATCGGCAGTGAAGTAACCTTCATCATTCTGCTTCAGCGATCCGATTAGATATTCATTCGGCACTTCCATCTGAATGTCTTCCGATGCTTCCATTATCTTCTGCATTGCCTTCACCTTGAATGTCACCTCAACATCTTGCACTGATCCGATTGGAGTTAAGTAACCAGTGAAGGTGTCATCCTGGATGCGCATGTATCCGCTTCTCCATCTATTAGCAGCCATAGTCATCTGTGCGTTTTGATTTGTACTGCTCAAGCATTCTGTATATCATCTTCTTGATTTCGTCTTTTTTGCTTTTGGGCACGCGCAAAGTTATGTTGCAAGTATCCTCGCCGTAGATAAACTTGGGCCCGGCATTCTTGCGCTTACCGCCTCGCCTTTCAATCTTCTGTTCCATTGGGCACAAAGATAGGAATTAACTTTTGATTATGCAATTTCAAGGTCTTAATCCATTTAGCACATCTTCTTAAGTAGAACTGATACACGATGCTCTCGGGGTTGGCATTCATTAAGTGCTGCCTGAAGCTTTCATGCGTGCGCTGTGTTGAATGATATGTTACGCAGCCATCGACTATCTTCCCCTCAATCGGATAATAGTCGTTCATGGTCTTAATTATCTTCTCCTCTGTCGTCATGGTTGATGATGTTTAGGAATTCTGCTTCACTTCTTACAATGTGGTACTCATGTCCGAGTGATCGGCATAGCTTCTCGAAGGAGACTTGCTGAGGTGACTGTCTTCCAGTTTCGGTCTTCCACTCAATCCAACAAGTCTTGCCTTCTGGCTTAAGGTAGCACATATCAGCAACACCGGCAATGACTCCCATCGCTTTGTTCATCGCTCCCTTAATGCCGTTTATGGAGTTGTTATTGATGGCAAATATGCGGCCACGTAGGTCTGGGCGTGCGTTCCAAAGGTTTTGGAAGGCTCTCGCTTGGGTTGCTGTTTCGTTCATTTGCATCAGTGCATCAGGCGCATCATGCAACATTCAACACTTTGGAGGTTGCTATACATGTGTGTGTGTGTGTGCGTATATGTGTGTGTGTGCATAGTATATATTTAATAGATTATTAGGATGTCGCATGATGCAATGCTCTGCGCTCTTAGTGGCAGTAGCGACTTAGTGCATCAGGCACTTTTTTTTAGTGCATGATGCTGCCTGATGCAACACTGTTGTTTTTTGAGACAAAGTACATCATTATCAACTGATTACGTTTTCCTCTGCGCTCTTTCACAAATCCGAGTTTGGTCAAAATTTGCCCAATTCGATTTGTATTTAGGTAGTTGAATTTAGTTTCAAGCATCAAAAATTGCTGAATTTCGGTGAGCGACATCCACTCGCCGTATGAAGTTGAAGATCCAGGTTGAAGCTTTTGGTTGATTAAGTCATCTTCTGGAGTCGAAAGTTTGAACATTTCTGTTGCTTCGTTGAGCTCAAGGATTTCATCACCCAGTATTCTATACTCAGCACCCATCTGATACATTGCAAAGAGCTCGCGCCAAAGTCCAACCTTATCGCATTGGTTGTAGAGTTCTTGATTAATGCCAAGGATATTAATACCTATGATTCTTCTGTTGCCTGTTGCATCACTAAGAATCTGAGTGTCGTTTGATGTTCCGCAGAATACTGCGAGTCTTCTTAGATCAACAGATACTCTGCCGTATGGCTCGCGCACATTGATAAACTCTTTGGAAGTTAATTCTTTTAATCGCTTGTCTTCCTTTTTAGATTTACCGCCGTACTCGTCATCATTGATAATAAGCTTACCGCACATAAGAATCTCATCATCCTTTCCGGCATCCATCTTAGATTCTGCGTAAAGGTATCTGATTGGCTTAGGAAGTAGATATCGAAACCAGTGTGTCTTACCAGTGCCCTGTTGTGCTCCGCAGAAAACAAGTACAAGAGCTGAGTGATTTCCGTATGCAGATGCCACAATTGAAATAAGCCATCTCTGAATAAATTTGCTTGCATTGGGTGTGTCGGTGATTACGCTATCAATCAACATGGTTAAATTTGGCCAATGGTCTTCATCGGTTTGATATAGTTCCTCTTCGAAGAACTCATGAAGTGGATTGTAAGTCGGAATGCGATTTGAGAATATTATCGATGTGATAAGATCCTTTGTTGATTCCTTGAACACTGCTTTTGAATCAAGGAAGATGGAGTTAATGTCGGAGTCATCAATCGCTTTGCCATCAAGCTCAATCTTTCGAGTGATTACATTCTTTTTAAGGTCGAATGTTTTGATGTAAGATGCAATGTCTTCACTTACCGATTCCGACTTGAATTTAATATCCTTGCTTACTATCTGCTCAACGATTTCTTTTGAGTCTTCCGCACTGAAACCGCCTTGCTTTTCCAGTGTATCGATTATGGCTTCTTTGGACAGTCCTGCCGCCTTTTGCGATGTTGCGAATCGAGCAATTGACTTGGTGTGCTCGGAGTATACGTCGATGCCGTTCTGCTTGGCGTGGTAGTATATTGTGCCGATGGTTGACTTCTTGCCTTTTGATTCGTTATGATTCTTAAGGCAAGCATCGTACTGCCCATCGCAGTCGATGGAGTTATACTTGGATGATGTGGATGAAAGTGTGTGAAAGTGATTGCGGCCTTCATCTTGAAACTCGGAGACAAGGGCATAGCAAATGCGAATCCAATCTGAGTAGTCCTCGCATAGGTTAAGTCCTTTCTCATCCATCTGCTTAATCATTGCATCAAAGTCGGTTTTGATTACCAATACCTTTGGATGCTTGGGCTCTTTCTTTTTGGGAAGGTACTTCTTGAATGTTGCTGACTTGCCATTAAGATGCAGGAATGGGTCGTAGGAAACAAATCTCGCACGTGAAACATCCTTTCCCGACTGATCTACGATAAGCTGATACTCGTTGTAGAGGTATGCAGCGATTCCGTTGAAGGCATCAAGGTGACGAGTGCCGTCAATCTTAACTATTAAACAAAGCCCTTGGCCGCTGATGGAAATAAATGCAGCGTACAAATAGGGGTCAGCACCTATGCGCTTTTTTGTTGCGGCAGGATCTTCAAGGTTGTCGATGTCGATGGCTATGAATCCTGAATGCTTTCGAAGGCCATCCACTTTGCGCTCAGCGAATGAACCGCTTGGCGTTACCAGTGGAGCTCGCTTCTTTATAAGGTCGCGAATGTCCTTACTTGGAGCATTGCGCACTTCGAGGGCGATGTCTTCCCATCTACCGGTGCGAACTCCTTCGAGGAAGTTATCAATTTCTATGTCTTTGTCTTGCTTGTCATGTACGTTCTTATAGGATGATATCAGCATTATATATTGATTTAAGGGTTGTTTTTAGTTTTTCGTCGGCCAAGTCTTTGTGAAACCTGTTATATTTTCTGTTGCGTTCATGACACCAGAGCCTCGCAATTTCGTGATTCTTTTTTGCAATATGTTGGTAGTTGTCCGCATTTAATTTCTTGATGTTCTTTTTTGCAAGCAGAGCAACGTGTTCGATGGCTACGAAAAGGGAGCGGTATTCTTTGTGATGCTCATTCATTGCGATTAGCTTCTTTATGTCCACGCTGTCGGTCATGAGGATAAAGTCCTCAATGCCTTGGTCGAGCACAATCTTCTTGGGGAAGATATGGCCGCAGTAGCATTCCATCTTGGATGTGTGCAATAAGGCTGCACACTTGGGGCACTCTTTCACGGGAGCAACTCCTGCGCCTGGCTTCTTAGGATTGTGGAAGATATCCTCCCAATTTCGGGAGGCAGCCCATGAGCCATGTGTGAGGCAGTTACCACCAAGGTCTATGATTGTGAATGCAAGCTTTATTGGATGCGGCCTTGCACCTCTGCCACACATCTGAAGCCATAAGGGCATCGATGCTGTTGCCTTGTTAACTATGACGGTCTCTATGTCGGGTTGGTCGAAGCCTGTTGTTGCAATGCCGATGTTGTTTAGGATGGCATCAGGAGTATTGGCGAACCACTCTAATGTTTCGGCTCGGTTCTCAGAGGTAGCATCGAGATGCCGCGAGTTGAATCCTGCGGCAATGAATGCGGCATTGACTGCTTGCGAGTGCTCGACATTGCAATTGAAGATTATTGTCTTGCGCCCAAGCGAATGCTTTTGGTAGGCTTTAAGAGTTGTGTCAATATACTTTGGCTCTTTGTACATGGCTCCCATCTGCGCCTGGTCGAAGTCGCCTGCTTTCATTTTAAGCTTTGCACGTTCCACAATGGATGATGATGAGTAGGTCTGTTCAGGTGCTAGGAAGCCTTGCTCGATTAAGTCGGGGATATCGATGCCGCACACTATGTCATCGAAGTAGTTGCGCAGTGGGTTGGTCTTCTTGGCGGCAAGTGGCGTTGCGGTGAAGCCGATGATGTACTGCTCTTTGAAGTGGTCAATTACCTTGGTGAAGTTTCCAATGTGGCACTCGTCAACTATCACCATGCCGATATTGCTAAAGAGCCCGAGTCTCTTGTGAGCCGATTCCACCATTGCGACATAAACTCGAGCAGGCGGTATGGTCTTCATTCCGGCAACAACTTTTTGCACTGGCAGTCGGATGGCTTTGCTTGCCTGTGTGAGCAGTTCTTCGCGGTGAACTAAGATAAGCACATCTTGCGAGGACTTAGCGCAGTAGCGGTCACATATCTCCGCGAAGCATACTGTCTTACCTCCACCTGTTGCGAGCTGCGCAACCACCTTACGATGGATGCGCAGCTTCGCAGCGATGTTGTTGATGAAGCGTTCTTGGTATTCTCTTAGTTGGAGCATCACTCGTATTTTGAGGTGTAGTATTTTTCGGCTGTCTCGTCACTATGCCTTTTACACGCTGAATAACCAATGTTGTTAGCTTCAATTATCTGCTCCTTTTCCATTTCTTTTGCTTTCATTTTCAATTCTGAAATAGTGATTGCATCCAATCTACCATGTTCTTTTATGTGGTTTCTGATTTCATCTATCAACCACTCAACTGCTGTTTGCTTTTTCATAGTTTCTCAATTTCTTGTTTAACTTGTTTCCAATATCTTGTGTCTTCACAATCAGTTATAAATAAAGACAATATCTCATCAACTGCTACTAATGCACATTGTTTAGAATTAAATTTGCCTATTTCCATAGTCATTTTA